AAAGAGCATAAAATTAGCACATTTGCCAAAGGAGTAGGTAAGTCTGGTGGTAGTGCTAAATATAGATACATAGTTAAACCTGGTAACCTACAAAGGTCTATTAAAGGATTAAGCGAATTATTAAATAAATATAAATGGACTAATGGTGCTATCGGGCCTCATTACAATCCACAACCAATAGGTTCTACTTTAAACAGTGAGCAAAAATATGATGGCTTTTACGCTCACATGATTTACGGCTCTGCCAAAGCATGGAGGCAAAAGATAGTTATGAAAGCTAAAAGTATGTCTGCATCGGTTGTATATCCTCAAATGATATTAGAGGCAAAAGAACTGGTTAAAATGTATCCTAAAAGATTTTGGGAATGATAGGAAAAGTAATATACGGGAGATTATCAACTGATGTGGCAGTGACTGGTGTTTGCGGATTACGCATCTTTCCAGACATTGCTCCTCAAAATGTTACCTATCCTTTTTGTGTTTACACAATTATCAATTCTACTCCTGTTGATTATAAAGATGGACAAAGTAATTTAGAAGAAGTACAATTTCAAGTAGATGTTTATACAAATAATTATGATACTACACAAAGTTTATCAAATTCCATTAGAAATAGATTAGACAGATTTGTAGGTACAGTAAATGATATTAGTGTGCAGACAGTTAAATATATGTCATCTGATTCACAAGCATACAATGCTGATTTAAATGTTTACTGGATGAGCGTTGATTTTATGGCAAGAATGAAAAGATAATTATGAAACTAAGATTAATAAAAGAGTGGAACGGAAAGCCAGTAGGCGCAACAGGTGTTTTTCTTTCCGACTTTGGAGCGCAGCTTGTTGCAGATGGCATTGCCGAGCATCTTGATGATGATTTTGTAGTTGAGCAGATGCCAGAGAAGAAAGTGCAAGAGACACCTCAACCTATTTATATTCCGGTGCCAATGCCTATGCAATACTTTGAGGACGAAAATGATTTAGAAAAAATAGATGTTAATATAGATTTGTCAAAAGCTAAAAAATAACAAAAATGCCAACTACAGGAATTATTAATGGTACGTTGATGAGGTTATATAAAGATAGCACTGCTATCGGTTATGCTACATCGTGCCAAATGAACATCTCGGCTGCAATGCGTGAAATTCTTACAAAGGATAGCGCAAGCGGAGGATGGAGAGAAGTAAAGAAAGGTCAGTTATCCGGCACACTATCTACGGAGGCTTTGTATGCTGGCCCTGGTGATTCATCCACCAACTACTTGTTTGATGATCTCTTTACCGATTTAATAAGTGGTACTGCGCTAACTATTAAATTCACTACAGATGTCAGCGGAGACAATGTATTTACCATGCAAGCCATTTGTACATCATTAGACCTAAATGCAGCCGTAGAAGAAAATACAAGCTACTCTGCATCTTTTGAAGTCACAGGTGCTATTGTTAAGACTACAAAATAATTTTAAAAATTACCTAAAATGAAAACAATTAAAATAGCTAATGCGGACATACCAGTTAAGTTTGGTATGTTCGTTTTAGGTACATTTTTACGGGAGAGGAATCTTAAGCTAAGTGACCTCTCCCAACTTGGCGAAGATCTTCTATTTGCCCTTGAACTTGCCTTTGCAGGTGTACAGGCAGGTTACAAGGCAAAGGGAGAGAAGTGCCCATATACCTTAGAAAAGTTTTGCGACTTAGTAGATTTGGATAAGGGAGGTATAAACAGGATAACAGAGCTGATAACAAATGAGATTTCAGTGCCAGAAGATCCGGAAAGAAAAAACGAGATAGCGGAGGAGGTGAGTTAACACTTGACTACATCGAAAGATTTTGTTTTGGAGTCCTTAGATTCCATCCTCCGCAATACTATGAAATGACATTGAGAGAGGTTATTATAGCCATGCAAGGTTATAATAATCAATTTGAAATAGAACAGCAATTTCAGTGGGAAAGAGCCAGGTGGCAAACAACACTTTTATTAAATGTTCATACGGCAAAGGGAAAGTCAATTAAGCCTAAAGATTTGATTGAGTTTCCATGGGAGACAGATAATCCAAAACCAACTAAAAGAAGTTTATCAGAAGTTGACAAGTCAATTTTTGACAAATGGGATAAAGAGTAATAATGGCAAATGCAGCGCAGTTAAATCTTAAACTTGGCATAGATGTTTCGAGCCTTTCCCGTGAACTTGGCAAGGTAGAAAGTAGAATGACAAAGTTTGGCTCACAGATGCAAAACATCGGTAGCACAATGACGCAGTCTATTACTCTGCCATTGCTTGGTGTCGGTGCAGCTTCGTTAAAGGCATTTGCCGACATGGAGAAACTGGAGAATGGATTGATTGCCATTATGGGTACAAGTGAAGGAGCAAAGGAAGAGTTAGATAAACTTCGTAAAGTTGCTGAGAATCCTGGTCTTGCATTGCCGCAAGTTGTGCAGGCTTCTGCCTCTTTACAATCAGTAGGAATGTCTGCCGATGCTGCAAGGGAAACTATAACACAGTTTGGTAATGCCGTAGCGAGATCGGGAGGAGGTGCAGAACAATTTAGCGGAGTTACATTAGCTTTAAGTCAGATAAGTGCAGTTGGTAAAGTTACACAGGAAGACCTTAATCAGATAAAAGAAAGGCTTCCAGAGTTTGCGCGTGTAATGAAAGAAGAATTTGGAACTGTTACAGCCGAAGGCATTAGAGCAATAGGTGTAAGTAGTGAGGAATTTATTACGCGTTCCGTATCTGCATTAGCAAAGTTAGAAAGGGCGCAAGGTGGATTAGGTAATACATTTGATAATTTAAAAGATAATGTTACTGCCTCTTTAGCAGAATTTGGCAAGGCTATAAATGAATCATTAAATCTACAAGCCGTTGCAGAAAGTTTAAGCAAATATATACAAGGTTTAGTAGATGGATTTAAGGCTCTTAATCCAGAGACACAAGGCTTTATAGTGAAGGCTGCTTTAGTGGCTGCATCTATTGGGCCTATTATATTTATAGTAGGGAAATTAATAAGTACATACGGTGCTTTGGCAGGAGCCTCAAAATTAATAGTACAAGCAATAGGAAACATAAGTAAAGCATTTAAATATTTAGCTGCTAATCCTACTATATTAATTGTCACGGCATCCATTGCTGCTATCGGTGCTATTGCCTTGTATGTTTATGACAACTGGAAAGCATTTACCGACAACTTTAAAAACATTTGGATAAACATTAAAAACTCCGTAATGGAAGGAGTAGCTAATGTTTTAAAAAATATTGATTATTTACAAAAGGCATTAAGATTAAATCTATTTGATTTATCTGGTATGACAAAATACCAAGAAGAACAAAGAATAGTAGCCGCTGAATTTAAATCAATAGGGGAAACAGTTGATAGTCTTAAAGGTAAACTAAAAGGATTATTTACTAATAATAAAAATCCAGATACAGATACAGGAAGTACAAATATACCAATAATAGATATAATAGAGCCAACTACAACTACAGGCGCAGGCGGTGGTGGTGTAACTACACAACCAAAAAATGAAACATTATCACCTACAAATTTATTACCTACAATTGGTAAATTACCCGAACAATTAAAAAGTGTTACGGCTGAAACACAAAGAGCAAAAGAAGAAACTAATGCTTTTACTAAAGCTCAAGAAGCTGCTGGGAAAGCTATACAAGTTACTGACGATAACATAACTAGATTAAAAAAAGGATTAGAGGATTTAAACACAGGATTAAAAAATATAATAGAAGGTGCATTAAATGATTTAGCCGTAGGTTTAGGCGAACAATTAGGTAACGCATTAAGTGGAGCTGGTTTTGATGTAAAATCCTTTTTACGTCCAGTTGCTGAGGCAGTAATTAGTTTTGGTAAATTAGCTATACAAGTAGGTATAGCAGCCTTGGGTATTAAAACGGCTCTTAAATCTTTAAATCCTGCCATTGCTATTGCTGGTGGTATTGCGCTTGTTGCTTTAGGTACTTTAGTTAAAAATAGTTTGTCAGCTCCAAAATTAGCCGAAGGTGGCTTGGCATACGGGCCTACTATGGCAACTGTTGGAGATAACAAAAACGCAAGGGTTGACCCAGAAGTAATTGCTCCTCTATCAAAGTTAAAATCAATGATGGGAGACATGGGCGTAGGTGGCACACTGGAGACAAGAATAAGCGGAAATGATTTAATTATATTGTTAAATAGGTCTCAAAAGGGTCTTAGCAGAATACAATAATGGCTGTAAGGTTTGAAACGACTGTATATAATGAGAAAGGTAGAAAAATAACTGTTGCTATAAAAGACAATGTCTTTTCGGGC